GGAATGCTCTTTATGTCAATCCTTTCCTCGAGCTCCTTGCTTTCCTCCTCGTACTTGTCAAGCAATTCGCCTACCACGTCAGGCAGTGAGCTCAGGCGGCGGATCACGCCCTTATCATTAAGGTTAACGCGCACCGGAATGCCGTTCACCTTATACTCATACAGGCCGGTTTCAAATGAGGCTTCTGTTTGCGGCGCAACGGCCTCCGGGGCAAATCTTGCGTTCATATTTTTCTCCTTTTTATAAAGGTTTATTTGCGTATTATTGGGTTTTCAGCCGCCCAGGATGAACCAGGGCGGCTGTTTTTTTTTGCGCCTTACGCGGCCTCGTACTGATAGTAGATGTTGAAATCTTTCCTGGCCGCCTCGCCCTCCTTGTAGTGGACCTCGTTGGCGGCGGGAGCTTCGGTTTCCGGAGTAAACTTGTCTCCGGACGCGTCCTTGTCATACGTGCCGAAGGTCTTTGCGCCCTTCCAGTGCAGCGACGCACTCATGAGCAGCGCCGCGTTCCCGTTGGCAAAGTTGGTAGGAACAATGGAAGCGTTCTGTTTCCACGCGAGAGGCTTGCCGGTCTCGAAATCCGTGCCGATCCTCTTGTACGGCTTTACGATCAAAAATGTACCGTCGAGGTCCGAAAGCTCTTCGTCCCGCTCGACAGCGGTGTCGATCCTCTTTGCCAGATTATACTCAGGGTTAAAAACGATGTCGGTTACATCGGTCGTGTTGTCGCCGGTGGTTGTGGTGATGAAGGTTTCACCCCACACATCCTTCTTCGTATCCACGTTGTAGTTCTGAGACATCGACAAATCTTCAATGCCGACACCCACGCGCTCATATGCGATTGCCATGACTATTCATCCTCCTCGATTCGATATGAATTAAAATACTCGATGTGCAGTAGCACGATGTACAGGTTTGCTTCTGTGCCGTCGCTCCACTCGCGGATATACGCCCCATTGTCTGCGCTCATGGTCTCGTAGACCTGATTTTGCTTGTCAAGCGATAGCTTAGGGCATAGGCCGTAGAACTGACAGAACTCAACCCACTGCTCGAAGTTGAACAGGAAGTCAAGAATCTCCTTGCGCTGCACGTTGTGGTTCGCCCGGCGGAGCAGCAGCAATTCGAAGTTGGCCTGCCGGGTGCATCGCCGATTTCCGATTGTGTCAACACTGTCCTTTACAAGGACGCTGCCGTCATAGTCGATCGCGCCGCCCTCCGGCTTTGACGAAAGCTGCTTTTGTATGCCGATGTTTTCAAGGTCGATGTTGAAGGTTTTCAGGAATGGGCACGTCGCAACGAAGTCTATGAGCGGTTGCATGACTTCGCGGACTTCAAATTCTACTTGTTCCATAGCGCACCTGCCTTATCCTGCACCATTCCGGCTAGCTCGGTCAGGTGGTCGGCCGTGTACCGATCGCACCAGCGAGCTCCCGCCAATGGGTTTCTGGATTTGTCGAATTCAAATTCACGGTCCGTCAGAACCTTCCTTACGCCGGGGCGGGACCAAAAGCGTTCTCCATCCGTTAATCCGCCTTTTTTGTAGAGGGGGTCCACCATTATCAGTCCATGATACAATAGCCTTGCCTGTGGTCCCTTCCACACGATCATCCCCGATCCTATGCGCGTGTGAAGAATAGCGCTTTTAGCTAACGTCCCGTTTCTCCTTGGGACATACTTGTTTGCGCCTTTCAATGCGGTGATGTCTATGAACGCCTGAAGCGGCCCGCCGGGTTGCAGCATCACCTTGCCCTTTTTCAGGACGTCGGCAAGCCCCATATCGGCGTCAAACACCATTCCCATTAGACTGTCACCTCAATACTCCATAGATTTCGCGAGCCGGTCAGGTGTTCGTCAATGCGCTTTGGTCGATATGCCCTATGCTTCTTCTCGAACGGAACAACAACGGTTCTCACGTAGTCGTCCATGTCGTCGGAGATTGGAAGCACGAAGCGGCATTCGCCCTTCACAATAAAGGAACCTTCCAGCTCCGGGCCCAACTGCACTGTCCACCCGTGCCCAACAAACACCTCTCCGTTTTGCGTGGAGAAATATTTGTAGTCGTGCGGAATTTGAATGCGAATGTTGTCCGGTAGGGCCGTGCCGTATTTGTCGCGGGACGCGCTTTTTTCAAGCAGCCACGCGCAGTCATGCAACACGGCCCTGTGGAACGTCTTTGCTGCCGGAAGATAGCTGTAGACCGTTATCGTCGTCTTCGCGGTGTTTCTAGGAAGCATGGCTCGCCCCCCTGTACATCAGCCCGGTCATGCGCAAATGCCGCTGGCATATCCTGTATGCCGTTCCAGGCTCGTATGTGACAGCTTGACCTCGAACGCTTTCGGACACCTTGTTTTCGCTGCCCTCGTTCTGATAGAGATATTCAGCCAGCTCGCAGGCACACTTACCTATAGCCTCGCGATGTTCCCGCAGAGCAGATTTGTTGATCCTGCCGAGCGTATAGTGATCGATCAGCTCTGCAGCTCTGTCGATCCAGAATGGCAGCGCTTCAAGCGGCATCCTTGGTTCTATTCCGCGAAGGTATTGCTTTCGGTAAAATGTCACAGTTGCATACGTCATGATACACCTCAAATCAGCGCGTCCTTAATAATGGCGATTATCTTTTCAGTGCTTCTTAACCTGCCGATGTCGATCTCGCGTTCCGCGGCGAACGCCTTCAGCCGCTCAACAGACATATCTTCCATGGATAGATCGGCAGAGCCTGCCGTAACTTCTCTGTATCTCTCCCGATTCTCTCTCCAGAACCGAACGACAATGCCGTTATCGCTTTTAAGCGTAAGTCCTGTTATTCGGTCAAGCACCTTCATGCTTAGCCTCCCAATCCAGGATCACCAGGATCGCCGCCACCCGCGGATAGCTCACGCTTGAAGATGAGGTCCGGCATTACGCTTTTGACGCCGTAGCTGTAAAACAGCTCGATTGCGTAGGCGTTTGCAAGCGGTATCTTCTCCGCCCCGTAGGATTTCGGAAGGACGGGCTGTGCGATGCTGCCTATGCACATCGCAATCGTTCCAACGCCTGCGGGAAGGTTGATAGAGCTATACACGCGAACACCATTTAGAACGCCGAATTCCTCCGTACCTGTCAGGACGTTGGCGTTGTTGGTGTCCGTGTTGATCCACTGGCGCAGCTTGGAGTACTCCGTCGGCGTCTTGATGACATGGATCATATCGCGCGGCACGCCGTTTACAAAGTCGTTCTGCGTAGTCTCTACCGCAAGAACTTCCTCCTCAAACATGCCCTGCGGGTCCGTTGCAGTCCCAGTGATGGTAGTCGCGTCTATCGCAGCCTGCGCGAAAAAGGCGCGGTCAAGCGCTCGAATCATGGACCGCTGCTGCCCATTGGACCTTCGCTCAATAAGCCCTTCGACGCCATAAAGAGTAGTATCCTTGTCTTCAAGCTCGGCCACAAGCTCTTTATCCTGGTCGATCGGAACAGTCACGGGCCTAGCGACGGTCAGTTTTCCCGCACCGGCAGCGCGCGCAGTGCCGTACGGCTGTTCCTCGTCAAACGCGATCCGCTTTGCCTCCACGGTGCCGCTTACCGGGTTTCCGCTAAGGTCCGTGTTTTTCAGCATTCCGCTGATCGCGCCCTTCTCTACGTTTTCGATTACCTTTCCGTAGAGCTCAGCCAGATAGTCTTTTCCTGTCGTTTCCAGCAAAATTGCCAGAGATTCAATTCTTGCCATTCATTTTCACCTTTCATGTGTCAGATTAGAGTTGGTATAACCGTTTTCCTGGGCGGCGGGTCCCCGCCGCTCTTGTGTTGCTTGGCCTCCGCTTTTGGCGGCTGCCTTGCTGCATCCGCAGTTGCAAATGCCGTTGGGTTGCTTTCGCGAATTTCCGCAATGGCCTCGTCAAATCCGGTGATAGCGCCAACAGCGCCATTCTCGCCGGGCTCGTAGGCGATCTTGCCCTTCAGGTCGGAAAAGACGCCGTTACGCGCGTAGTTGCTGGAGAAACTTTCTCCCGCAAGCTTCTCGCGCAGCAACAGCTCCATTGCCAGAGCGTTCATCTGACCGGCCTGTTTTGCCTCCGCATCCTCTCTTGCCTGCTGTTCCGTCGCGAGATTAGCCTGGAGCGCCGCCACGTCAACGCCGTCGTAAGCCTTGAGTGATTCCCTTGATGACGCCAAATCGCTCTGTGCGGCCTCCCAGGCCTCTGTAGTGACGTCGGGGCGCGCGTCAATCTTGGCCTGTAACGCCGCAAGTTCCTTCTCATGCGTCTTCTTGTTCGTCTCCACCGTTGCGCCGTGCGCGTCCATGATCTTTTGAACCGCCTCGTCGGTCAGTCCTTCGATGCCAAGACCTTTCAGGAATTCACGTTTCATTTGCTAGTCTCCTTTCGTATTCGGCTACGCTGTTTTACGGGAGTTGCATGCCCTCGCCTACGTAGTTTTACGGCGTTGCGGCCAATATAAAAAGCACCGCCGTAAAGCAGTGCTTTTTTGTGATGTTGTGCGTTGTTCTATTACGCGGCCTTCCGCGCATCCCCGGTCAGGAACTTGTTGACGAAGTACACCTGTCCTTTGCCCGTGACCATCGGCGTTGGCTTTGTGAAGATCGTGCCGTCCCCGCAGTTGACCACTGTCTCCTTGATCTTGAACAGGCCAAGCTCCATCGCTCGCTGCGTTGGCGTGTTGTAGTCGTCGCCCTTCGCCTTGATTAGGTAGCCGTTTTCGCGCAGCCAGGCGAACAGACAATTCTGACCCATGTCGATCCCGTTGCCCTTGAGGATTTTCGACAGCTCCCGGATGAGCACCGCGTCGTCCGACACGGTGACGGACTTCGAGAACAGCACAAGCGGCGCGTCGGCCTCTATTTGGGCCTGTAGGGCCCTGCTGCGCTCCTGTTCGTCCGCCAGGGTGTTGAGTAGCTGGGCCATGTTGCGCGGATCACTGAGGGCCTCGTGCAGCGTCTGAGGGGTCATGTACGCCCCATGCTTGCGGATGGAGGGCAGTACCTCGTCAAACACCCAGCGCTCAAACTTCTCCGCCGCGGGCAGCTGCGACTTCACGATCAGGCGGTAGAGGTCGCCTTCGGGGATAAAGTTCATTGAAATGGTTTGCTCGGTGGATGCGCCATGCTGGTTTGTCGTCAATGAGACCCCGTCGTGTTTCACGACGCCCCTGCAATGCCGAGAGATTGCATCGCGTGGATTGCTGTACCCCAGCGTTGTCGCACAGATGCTCGCCGGGAAGTAAGGCCTGCCGTCGATCTCGATAACGCCGATCTCCCCGAACTCCGGATGGTTGAATACTTGCAATTCATTCATGCGGCCACCTTCTCTTTCTCCACGCAAAGCTGCATCAATTCTTCGCGCAGGGACTGCGCCGTGTTCGCGCCGGGGTGCTTGCGGTCGAACATCAGAGCCTCACAGAACGCACGAAGCTTGGCCCTGCCTTCCGAAGGAAGCGTGACGTAGATTTCCGCGAACCTGCGGGTATCCGGGTCCTTGATGTCATTTAATACCATAAAAACAACTCCTATCAAATTTTGTTTGACAGAAGTCGCCTCACCTGATATAATGGATTTCAGATAGAGGTAACTCTGTCGGGTCGTGAAGAGGTCGGGTCGGTCGCCAAACTACCCCGGCTTCTTCTATTTTTTCTGAGACCATAGAAGGTGTATTCCCCGTCTTATTGCCTCTCCTCGCGTAACGCCGTTCTTCTCGCAGTATTCGCGAAGCTTCTCCTCTGTTTCAGCGTCAAGGCGAATCGAAATTTGCTTTTCAATGGGGTTCGCGCCTTTTGGTCTGCCGGTGCGCGGGCTCAATTTATCACCTCACTTCCTGTATCACATAAAGTATATATCATGTGATTCAAGAAGTCAACCCCTTTTTGGAAAATATTTTTCGCACTACTTCCATTTGCAGGAAGCGTGTGGTAGAATATGCTAAAGCAAGTGGAAGAGAGGTTTTGAAAATGGGATTTTTGGATTTAGTTAAGAAGGCATTCGGTTCAGTTGGTATGGAAGTCGCGCAAGAAGCGCCTTCCCCGCAAAGCTTTGATGGACGGATAAACGATCAGCGCGAAAAAATACGGATAGAGAATGAATTCATAGGGCTTTGCAGCAAGAGCGGTGAGCCGTTTTCTGAAGGCTTTAGCATGGAGCTTGGATATACCGATTGGAACGATGTGCCTATTCTTAACGATGGAGAAATCCACGTTGTGCTGCGAAAAGAAATGGACGAGTATTTGGCTTTGATGGACTCAATCAAACTGGACGCTTTTAAGCTAAACTATGAATACTTCGGAGATCGAGCGATCAGGATAATCAAACAGTGTACGCGCGCTTGCAGGTACGCGCTTATTTTCAAGACATACCACCAATTAATCATAATACACAACAGAAACATGGCCAGCCCATCGTACCAAGAACTAAAAATCCCTCCGTTTGATCCGTTCGTCAAATTGGCCGGTTTATACGAAAAGAGAAAAGAGTACGAAAAAGCAATTGATGTTTGCTCTGTTGCCATAGAAATGGACATGATAGAGGACTGGACAAAAGGCAAGTTTCCGGGTAGATTGGAGAAGCTTATCAGGAAGTGTACCAGGGAAGGAATTGATCTAAGCAGAAAAACTATTCCAGAATATACCCAAAGCGATTTCGAGGAAAAGAGACTTCAGTTTGCGCGCATTGAGCAAGAACGCGCAGCGAACGATGCAGAGGGTCACGCTAGGATTCAACGAATAAATGAAGAAATCACGAGCTACCGCGATGACATCGACAGCCACTATGCTAGCATGTACGACCTGAATTCCGTAGCGGGAATTGAGGCCATACCAGTAAAGCCTCAGAATTGGCCGCCAAATCAAAAAGGTGGCATTGGTACGCCCGTAGGAAACATAGACTATGTTCTGCGAATGAAAGCTGGTAGCCATTGCAATAACGGACGCATGGACTTGGCGATTGCTTGTTTCAAAAAGGCACAGGCTATAATGCCATCCTCTGATGTTGGTTGGTCGCTAGATGACTATATTCGTTTAGTGGTCTACCTAATTATTGATGGGCAATTTGAAGAAGCGCAAAAAGAATTAGCTGAAGTTAGAAGAAATAAATATCACCTTCCTCATGACCCCGATTTTTATCTGAAATATGATGATGAATGGTTTGAGAGTGAAAAGCATAGGGCAATCGAACGGCAATTCTATGAATCGCTACAGAAAGCGCTCCCGGATATAGCGCCTAAATCTTATAGCGGATACCGCAGAATGAAGCTGAACAATACAGCAAACTATCAGAAGCTAATGAAGGTAGCTTACGACAATGGCTTCACGCCGCCTTAAACAACCCCCGTGTGCACCCTCTCAAACTCCGTCCGAAGCCCCATAGCCTTTGAGAACTCCTTGTACTGCGTGCTGGTCTGCTTGCGCGCTATCTTGGCTTGCTGTAGGGCCTCAGCGAGCTCAGGCTGCGCTCCTTTGTATCCGGCAATGGAGAAGTCCTGCCGGCGCATAATGCGCTCCAGGGCCCTCTGCTGCTGCCTGGCATCGTATGCGTTGTACTTCTTCCCCTCGAACTCTACTTCCTCAAGCTCTTTCTCCTCCATCTGCTCTAGTTCTTCGTCTGTGTAATTTGGCGGGCTGTCCGGGAACACGGCATATTGTTCGTGGTAGCAGTTGTAGTCGTCCAGTGTTCCGCCGCCGTATTTCTCATAGACGTCCTCCAAGCGCGGGTAGTGAACGCCTAGCCGGTCGTACCGTCTGCCGCCCCACCCGTGAGACGGCCTGTGTCCTCCGTGCCAGCTAAATTCGAACGTTGTCAAGCCCAGTGTCTCCGCGTTGTATTCAGATTGCCGCTCGGTCAACTCTTTCATGGCAGCAAGTGTCGCCCGTCTCGCCGCAACGTCTATCCTGTCGCTGTGGCCGGAGGCATAGGTGACGGTACGCATACCGCTGTCAGCCATGCGGCCAACGGCCTCCTTGACCGCTTCATCGAACGTCTGAAGTCCAGATGCAACCTTCGTGGTTGCCATGTTCAGCTCTTTTTGATAGAACTCCGCCAGCGGCTCAAAGACGACCTTACCGTCAATCTTTCTTGCGAATCCCATGCTCCTTGTTATATTCTGGAATGTACCTTGCGTCTGGGCGATGATGTTGCGGGTGAAGTCCTGCACGAACAGGTTCTCCTCGAACGGGACGAACGGAACACCTGCGTTGCTGAAAGCACGCTTATCGTAGATGTAATTCGAATTCGCCGCCTCATGGAACAGCTCGCCGATCTTTTTATCTGTATATCCGGACATCTCGGCGATCTTGCTGTTCCAGTCGGATTGAAATACGTCCTGCTCCATCAACGTGGTAAGCGCGTACTCCGCCGTGCTTGTTATCGACCCCGCCCGGGCAATCCGGCTTGCGATGTCCTGTATGCCCCAGTCCTGGAGCGCGCGCATCAGCTGCGCCATTTCGCCTGGTATGGATTGGAGTCTATCCGGGCCGATCACTGCATGCCCTCCTCAGTATTTCCAACAGGCATATCCGGCATCAGCTTTCTCGCGGACTCCCTGGTTGTGCCATGCCTCCATGCCATATAGGCATCTGGGGCATATAGACCAGCCGCAACCTCTGCCATGCGGCGCTTAATTTCTTGATCTCGGTCCTCTATGATTGAATCGTCGAACTTGATTGTGATCTTGCAGTCCGGATTCAATTTTCCATCGCCAAGCCCGTTGCGTATACCGACCTCAATGAATAAGCGAATCAGGTCCACTAGCACTGATTCAAGGACCGTTTCATGCTTTCGTAGCGTCCTGAACATCACGTTCTGCTCGCTTACAACCTGAGTTGCCGTCACTAGCCCGCCGGACTGATACCTGAAGAAATTATCCCCGAGCCCGCACTGATAGCTAAAAGTGTTTAAGGCATCCTGCATCGCAATCCGGTGCTCCTCCGCCCGTATCTTCATATCTAGTTCTTGCACGAAGGGCTTTCGGTCTTTGGTTACTCCTACCGGGACCTGATAGAACACTTTCTCATTTGGATCAAACGTCGGATTGCCATCCAAGTTCCCCATGGCCTCCTCAGAAACCATTACACGCTTTCTTCCTAAAACGAACTCATTGTTATAGCTATCGAAGATTGTATCGCACATTTTCATGCCGTCGATTGCGTTGGCGAACACCGAGAGCCCCAGGGGGCTATCAGGATCGACGTTGTTTGAGATTGCCAGTCTATCAATGACGAATGGCCTGGTTACACTTCCTGTGTAGATCATAGGTTCCACGTCTTCAAAGGCGCTAACGCTTTTTATGTCTTCGATGGCCGAATATCCTGAAATGGTACCTACGCCCGACCGTGCTTTTTGCTCTTTAAGAAGCAGATTCTCAATGATGTAATTCGGCGTCCAGCCATTCGGTGGATTTACTGGCTTTTCTTCAAGAACAAATAGTTGTACGTACACATATTCTTCTCCGCGCACGATTTCCTGGCTGTACACACATAGTTCTGTTATATAGCCACACTCCCAGCTAAGCGGTATCATCGCATCAGCAAGCACGAAATTAGTTTTTAGTCTTCCGTAAGTGTAATAAGGCAAGTACGCAACGGTTCCGTATGCACTTTTGCGCTCCTGCATCTCATTGATTTTTGCATACAGGTCATTTCCGTCAAACACTTTTCGTATGAATTCCGCTGTTGGATTGTTGCCTGTTACGCCTGCTACTTGGGCCTCAAGGTCATCCTCGCTTTTCCCGCCATCTCTTCCAGTCTCGCTACCATCATCAATTGCAATCCAGCACTTTTCGTTGAACAGAAGGCTAGCCAATTGCTCCGGCATCGTCTTCCCCAGTTGAAGGCTAAACATCTCCTCATTTAACCATTTTACGCCATTCCAAAGCCTGTAGCTATGGAAGGACTTCACTTTTCCGTTGTACCAGCTCTTCCACTGATTGATATGGCCGGACATACTATCGTTAACTTCGTAGCCGCGTTCAACCAAAAACTTTATTAGAGCTTCTTTATCAATCGCCATTTATTCTTCACACCCCGCATCCGCAAACGTACTATGTATTTTCGGCCATTGTATGGCGAGCCAGTCCACCATCTCTTCGTTTACCGCCCACGCATCAACCGCATGACTATTGTCCCAAAGACCACACTCCCAAAAATAAGCGTGTATAATCTCATGCCGCTTTGCTGATCTGTAACACCGGCTAAGGTCTTTCATTGCAAGCTCACCGTCGTACCCTTCCGGAGGAAGAACTACTATCAATCTTACGCTTGGATCACAATAACCTGAAATGTTTTTCAGGGAAACATCCTGTTGTCTCGTCCTGTCCTCAATGATCCAAGTTGATCCAAGGATCGATACTTCCATCCGTTTCTCGAAATCCGGCATCTCTATATCCTCCTTGCCATCTCTAACTGTTGCATGATCGAACAAATGCTATATTCGAACCCGTCTAAACTGTCAATGTTCGTTGTTCCATCGTCAAGCCTTGTGTCGGGGCTTTTGGGGTCCCATCCAGCTGTCTTAAGCGCATCAATTAAGTGCTTACACCCGCGATCTATTTTCAGCCTCCCTTGCGCAAAAAGAGAGCATACAAGGACGATACGGTTTATGATTTCATACTTCACGCACATCTGCACATCAACAGGTAAGTGCTCCTGTTTAGCCTTGTTGTGTAGTCCTACTACCATAAATTCAATTGCATTGTCCGCGAAGCACACCATTTTTCCATATCGGCTTGTAGCTCTGCGGAATATTTCAAGGTTCGCGTCGTAGATGTCCTCTGGGCTCAGTCGGTGCGATCTCTCTGTGCTATTTCGCAGATACATCTCATCGTACACAACTACTTCCTTATATCCTCTTGTGATGGCAACACAGATATTTGTATTCGCAGCGGTGTTGTTACCCCAGTCAACACCGGACAGGTTAGCGATTATGATTTTATCTTGTAAATACTTTTCTGCGTCAACAAGAAAAGCGTCTGGGTTACTCGTGAAGCTCTCGTAAATAAGCCCCTCTGCTGCACACCAAAGGCCCAATACCTTTCGAAATATTGAGATGATTCTATGTCAATAGCCGCACAACATCGTTGCAGGACACTGCGCAGCTGTTTTATCCGTACTTCGTGTGCAAACACTGCACATAAACTGCCTGTATTCCCGTTTCCTGTTAATTTCCGCTAAAGGCTTGACTTTCCCTGAAAAAATGCTATAATAATGGTGTGAAGCAAGTAGTGCTATCGGGTTCGTTATCGTCCACCACTATGAGCTTCTTCAAAAAAATCTCTTTGGCAGGGACATAGCAAGTGAATCCGCTCAAGTCCTTCTCCCCGCACCACATAGCCATGTGAGTTT